GGGGGTGGATGGGCACGTTAAAGATCCCACCCCACGAATTTGAAATGGTCTCCGAAAGGGTGCGCACCTGGAGATATTGAAGAGCAGGTGAAACATACTGACGCCATAGATCTATTCGCCCGCCACTCAGTGGTAGCTGATAAAGTGTGATCGTGTCTTAAGAACTGACTTGGCACTGGCTTTAATGGGCAATTTTTACTAAATACTCTCAGAACAATATCAATAAGGATTCTGAGAGATGATGAAGCCAATGGTTGTGGATCTATCACACCACAACAAAATCACTGACTTGCAAGAAGTGTATGACTCCGGCATTCGTGGTATCATACACAAAGCCACGCAAGGCACGTATATGGTCGATACCACGTATCGCAACCGTATGATTTGGGCACGTGAGAATAAGCTCCTCTGGGGCGCATATCATTTTGCCACTGCCGAAGACGTTGAAGCGCAAGTCGATTTCTTCCTGAAAAATTCATATTGGGATGAGAAGACTCTTCTAGCACTTGACTATGAAGAGAATCCTAACAAAGGCGGCACCATGAGCTTGGCTCAAGCTAAGCAATTCATGCAGTTGGTGCGTCAGAAGACGGGACAGCGTCCTGTCATTTATTCCGGCAACTTGCTCAAAGAGCAATTGAAAAAAGCCGATCCTTTCTTTTCCGAACATAGACTCTGGCTGGCTCAATATGGACCAAAGGCAAAGACGCCTGTTGGTTTCAAGAACTATTGGCTGTGGCAGTACACGGGCGATGGTATTGGACCGGAGCCGCATACCATAAATGGTATTCCGTCAAAAGGCATTGACTTGAATGTCTATGATGGAAGCGAAGAAGACTTAGCTTTTGAATGGGTTGACGATTTAGACTGATGTCAGTTATATTACAGCGTTTAGAGCCACCAATTACTTTAGACACTCCCAAGGGCAAGGCTGAAGCTTATTTCATTCTTGACTACAGCTATGATGCAGATACCTTTTGGGGCTGCTTCATGCGGGAGAGCAGAGAGTTTTGGTGGTTTCATAATAAAGATATCCGCATTGAACAGAACATTACCATTGGTCGGTTGAAAGCTTGAGGCTATATAATCATGGAAGTCCTGCTCTTGGTCATACTGCCGGCATTGGCCGTCGGAGCCGTAACGGCTCTGCATATCAAACGCTGGTGGAACAGTAAGGTTTGCGCCATTTGTCACAAACGAAAGTTTATTCATGGCCCAAATTACCTGAGAGCAGTTTGTAATAGCTGCAAGAAGAAATACGAAAAAGATATGAAATGGCAAGGCTGACGAAAAAGGCAATTAATGCGTTCAAGGGTCGTAGGGCCGAAGAGGAGATCTATGGTGAAGAGCCCGCAAAGTTGGGTGCCAAATATGAAGCGACAAGAGAGAACGTCCTGCATGCCTACAACTGGTATGCACAACTAGGAGAAGTCAAGACTCTCCGCAAGTGGCTTGAGCGTTACGTAGAATTGAACTACGATAAAAACGTCGTCACTCAGATCAAAGAAATCAAAGACATTCAAATTCCCATCACCTTGTGTGCCATCGCTAAGATGTTCTTCGCAGGGTGTAAACTCATGCCCGATCAGCTTATCCATCTTGAGAATCGCATTCAAGAGATCGCCATGGGCAACGTCATGAGCAAGCTCAATGAGTTCAATGATGCACCACGGGAAATGAATGTTGTCGCGGCAGATACCGACGCGTTCCTTGATGAGTTTTATAATTCTGATTATAAAAAGACCGCACCGGATTATTTCAAATACCTGCAGGATTCTCAGGCAAAGGCACTGAGCGTCAGATTTGTCCTCAGTGACCTAATCCTTCTTCTTGAAGAAATACCCGAATATGATTTGACCAAGAAGCAGAAGAAGGCGTATGTTAGTTACGTACAGAGCTTGATCACCGATGGCGAGCTCTATCTCAAGGCAAACACTAAGGAACGTAAGCTCCGCAAGCCTAGAAAGCCCAAGATACGCTCGGCCGAGCAGCAGACTAAGAACGTCAAGTTCAAAGAATCTGATCCTTCCTTGAAGATCGTCTCCATTGAGCCTGCCAAGCTAGTGGGTGCCAAGAGCGTCTGGCTCTACAACGTCCGCAATCGCAAGCTAACTTATCTTGAAGGCACTTTGACGGTCAAGGGCACCACGATAACCGGCTTTGATGAGAAGCTGTCAACCAGCAAGGTATTGCGGAAACCGGCCGTTCAACTCCATGAGATAATAAATACTCCCAGGTTGCGAATGCTCAAAGCGTTCAAGGCCATCAAGACCAAGGAAGGACCAGCCAATGGTCGTATCAATAACGATACGATCTTACTGAAAGCAGATAAATGACTGATAATGTCTACAAGTTTCCTAAACCCAAGAAACCTATTCCGCCCAACGTCAAATCACCGGACCAAATACTTTCTGACTTAGTTGATGCCATTCGGCAACCAAGAAATAATGACCTCTGTCACGATATGATAGATATCATCATGATACAACTCGATGCTTACGGTTATGACGTCAAAGAGATTCAACAATATCAAATGAAAGATATTGCGTTCATCCTTGAAGCCGTCCGATCGTTGGTGAATAGATATGATGGTGAAGAACATATCCTTCAAGCCGCTGCTACCAGACTATTTGATATGAGTGAAACAACCGTGACCCTTAAACCTGATGTGGAATTGATTACTCAGAATAATGATACTCCTTGATTTGAATGCGACTACCTTTTCCGTTTTACATGCTACCGGACTTGGCGCTGATATAAACAAAGAAAACATACAGTACACCATTCTGAACTGTATCCGTTCTTACAACATGAAGTTCAAAGATGAGTACGGTGATCTCGTCATCTGTACTGATGCCAGAAACTACTGGCGTAAAGACGTCTTCCCATACTACAAGGCAAGACGCAAACTCGATCGTGAAAAGTCAAAGATCGATTGGTCTCAGGTTTTTTCCTGGTTTGATGAAGTCAAATCTGACCTGATTGAGTATTTCCCTTATCCTGTCATTGCAGTAGACAAAGCCGAAGCCGATGATCTGATCGCGGTCATTTCGCGCAGTGCAGTGTTCGATTCTTCACACAAGAACAAAGTTCTTATTCTAGCATCTGACAGTGACTTTGGTCAGCTTCACGAATGGTGGATCGATCAGTACAACCCTGTCCGCAAGAAGAAGTTTGAAGTTTCTAATCCCACTAAATACCTGCGCGAACATATTATTGAAGGTGATGCCGGTGATGGCATTCCAAACGTCCTCTCTGATGACGACACCTTTGTGACAGGTAAGAGACAAAAGGTTTTGACAAAACAACGCAAAGAGCACTTGCTCACTGCTGATATTGACACCTTCCCGGAAAGCGTGAAGCGTAACTATGCTCGTAATCGCGAGCTCATAGATTTCAATTGCATTCCGCAAAATCTCCAGAATGAAATCTGGACTACTTTCAAAAACACCCCCATCAAAAACAAATCCAAACTCTTCAACTATTTCTATGACAGAAAGCTAGTGAAGTTTATTGAGAATCTACAGGAGTTCTAAATGTCGCACCAATTTGGTGTCCATGAAATACTAGACAAGGCAGATAAGATCGCAGAGCGTGACGCCCGCATCCATTATCTCCGCCACAATGCTGGTAAGCCTGTTCAGATTGTATTGCAGTATGCGCTACACCCTGAAATCGAGTGGCTTATCTCCCCTGAATTTCCACCATACCATCCAAACCAAGTAGACGAAGGTCGTGAGACTATGCTGTTAGCAGAAGCACGTCGTCTCTACCTGTTTGTTAAAGGTGGAAATGACGCACTCTCCGAAGCCAAACGTAGGGTTTTGTTGACTCAGTTACTAGACATGCTCTGGGAACCTGACATCGATCTGTTACGTCATGCTGTACAGAAGCGTCTACCGTATAAGAACCTTGACTATGGATTAATCAAGGAAGCTTTCCCACAACTGTTACCAGATGTTGACGCAACAGCAATCAACATCATCAATGGAACTAAAGAAGAGGAACCTAAAATGGCAAAGGCCGCAACAAAGAAACCCGCTGCTAAGAAGGCAGCAAAAGCTCCAGCAAAGAAGGCAGCTCCAAAGAAGAAGGCTGCAAAGAAGGCATAAATGTCTAAGTCAGGCAAAACCAAGTATCGTTGGTACGATGAAGAAGACGATTTCTCACGTGACAAAAGAAACAAGAACAAGCATCGCAATGAGAAGAAATTGAAAAACGCTTTACGCTCCAAAAACTTTGATGAACTCTCAAATCAAGAGAAACATATTGTTGGAGACTGGGACCTGGACTAATGCCGAATTTGGATGAAGACAATTATCTTCTAAGCGGTTCATTAAATATACTCAATACGTATAGAAAATCCTTAGAAGATGCTATCAATCGATGCAATCATGACATCAGTAATCATGAACGTTCGATTCAAAATCTAAGAGAGTTGAATGAAAAATATCTCAAAGCGCTTCTAGAAACTGATAGCATAATAAAGAAAATGTAATGCCGCTTTACCGCATCGAACATAAACTAACTGGCGAGGAGAGAGACGAGCTTTTCTCATGGGAAGAGCTACAGGCTTTCCTCGCCGATAATCCGGATTGGCAACAAGGTGTGCCCGATAAGATGAACATCGGCTATCG